AAGAAGTAATCGAAGCTTTAGTCTTGATCGCTCTCGATATACTCACTTTGTTTATCCTTTAACATCTTCTGTAGCTCAGCAGTAGAGCCAACAAATAGATTGTTGGTTACATTTTGTGGACCTTCTAGCTGTGGAACCTTTGGATCTTCTTTTTGTAATACTTTCTTTGTCTTTTGGAGTTCTAGAAGATCTTTATTAGTCTCAGCCATTGTTTTCATTAGGGCTGCTGCTACTTCGTATGCTCTTGGATGCTCGCTACCACTAGCAATAGTTAGAATACCATCTAAAGCATTCTGACCTTTACTGATAAGCTGTCGCATGTTATCTCTGGCATAATCAAAGTCATCTTGAACTGTTTCATCAGGCATTTCATCCATAACAATTTCCTCCTCTTCCTTCACTGCTATAGGAAGTGGTGTCATATCAAGTGCGTTAGATACGCTTTTCATTGTTTCTTTATGCTTAAGTATCTGGGTCATTAGTTGGATCATCTACTGGGAAATCAGGGTTTGTATTAGTAGTTACAATAAAGTCCCAATTATCATTTGAAGCAATATTAGCAACAGGTACTGATAGCGCTGGGTCGGTTGTTGGAGAACCGTTTGCTAGCAGACCAGGTCTGACAGATGTTGTTGTAAAGAATAGGGTGTTGGCCAAAGTAGCGTTGGATGATACAGTGTTTGATTCCAATTCAACATTAGCACTGAATCCATCAATAACAAATACGCGTGTGTTGGCTGTGTTAATGATGTCCTTATTCTTAACTGGACCAAATAAGTAACCCTTCATCGTAAAGTTCAAAGTGTGAATTATTGTTCTTCTATTCTCGTAGGAATCCTCATATGTGTCTTCAGTTGTAATAGAATTGAGAATAACTGGAACATCCATACGTAGATCCAGATCATCAACCAACTTCATAGTGTTGGTCCATTCTGGTGTGAAGTATGGTAATATTTGTTCAATCAACTGTGTACCATCTTCAGCATTGAGTACATAGATTGAAAGCTCAAAATCTATATTCCACGGAACTGGATTATATACAGATGCATTTACTGCATCACTAGTACCTGGTGCTTTAATCTGACCGGCTGTTGGTAGCTTTCTTGTGGCATCGTAATTGTACCCTACAATTTGAAAGCTCATTCTTGGCAAAGATATAGCATCAGCTTTGGTTAAGTTAGGATCTTGTTTTAGTCTGGACAAGAACTTAGCTCTTGGACCATAGGCGATAGGAACCTTAATACGTTTGACAATGCTGCCAGCTGTATTTCTTCTCCAAACAACCATATCATTGAACATTGTACCAAAGACAATGACATAGCGTCTAATTGTTTCGTGATAAAATTCGTTACCAAACATTAGTAGGTATTAGCCTCTGAGAATGGGTTGATTTCTGTAAAGTCTAGAATATCATCACCCTTGGTTTCAAACATTTCGTTTTGTGCTTGCTTATCAATTGTAGATATAACAAACTGCGTAGCCTGCTGTGTGCTATTAGCCATAGCAAAGCTCATTGCATTATAGGTATCATCGATAATATCAATACCAGTGTTGAATGTCTCTTGGTTGAACTCAAATAGCTCACAAACGATATCATATGTCTGTAGAGCACCCATCTGATAGAATATAGCCTCATGCTCAACAAATCTAACAACAAAGCCCTTTGAGTTTAGAGGGAAGAATATCATATCTCCTTCTCTTGGTCTTGTTAGACCTGGGATTTCATCAGCAAATGATCTTCTAGATACAGTGAATGTAATTCTATCTCTGATCTGCAGACCAAACTTGGATAGGAAATCACCTTCACCCTCAAACCCTTCAACATTCTTGATGTACATTTCAATAGCATAGGCATTGTTAAATGAGGCTAGCTCATCTTCCTGGAACACCTCTTCTTCATTGACAATCGTTCTAGGACAATACCAAACTTCATGGCCATAGATTCTAATTGACTCTATTACAAGATCTTCAATTAGGTTTTGTTCTTGGCTACTGTTGAAGTTATTAAAATAAAAGTTAGTAGGCATTTTATCCTACCATATGGTAAGCAGGAAGTGTATAGCTTGTTTGCATTTCTTGTTCTAGTGCTTCAATCTCAGCCTTAGCATCATCCTGGATCTTTTCACCATTAAACTGAACGCCACCTGGTAGAACCATACCGGTGAACTTAGTCAGATTCGAACCCCACTGGTACTTAATCTGAGCTGTAGTGTATAGAGCTAACCAACGGTCACTCCAGACATCAGCATAGGTTGTTGGGTCAACAATTTCATATGCCTCTACAACCAAAAATTCATTAAGAACAGCTAGATCCCAATCCATGTCAATGTATAGTCTGTTTTTGTGTCTATTGTATCTAATTGGCTTCTGGCCAACCAAGATCTCTTCCAAAAACTGAATGTGCTGCATGGCCATAACATATGGAACCATGGATTGAGTGGTTAGGGTATAAAGGTCATTTAGAGCGATCTGGTAGCGGATGTTGAACAAATTCATTGTGTTTAAACTCTGTCCAACTGGGAAAATTCTTACAGCACCAATGATATTTTCTGGTAGTGTGATATATTTGTTTGTCTTATCTGTTGACGTAATTTGGTGCTTATAGTATAATTTTTCTGCTCCATCAAAATGATAATCCCAATAGTATCTTAGGGATTCATCAATGCGGTCTTCTACCTGATCATCATCTACGTTGATTTCAATAACTGGCTTACCTAATTTACGAAGGCAATACTCTTTAAATTCAGATCTTGTTGTTGGAACTGCCATGGATTTTGCTCTCCAAATACGTTATATATGTATTTATAGATCAATAATATCCAGACATTCGTAGAGTCCACCAGCGCATTTCTCTGCTTCTTCACCATTCGCAATAATCTTGTTCACAGTACTTCTAGGTAGATAATCCTGGACAGTTCTAACATACTTGCTATAGAAATTGAATGGATAACCATAAATTTCTTCAGATTTAAGAGTGCTATTCAATTTGATAGACTTGTTCCAAAGGTTGACAACATAACCAGCCTGGATTTTGAGGTTATGAGCAATTGTCTGTCTTGCTGAGATTGCTAGTCCAATCAATGGATCATCCTTACCATTGTAGTCTCTTGGAAGGATAGTCATCTGCTTTCTCTTGGCAACGTCTGACAAAAACTCTGAGTCACCACTATTCAATTTAGATGGTGATAGCTTACTCATATCGGCTACAAAAAAGTTAACATCTACAGACTTATCTACTTCTGGTAACCCAACCATAGCATACATCGCTAATTGGCCATGATTTTGGTACACTCTTGTCATACATGCACCAAACTCTTTGTACATCAGATGTTCCTTGGCAGACAAGGAATAATCTTTAATTACAATTGCACCACTCAATACACAAGATACAATTCCAGTACATTCTAGATCTGCTACGACCTTTAGTGTAGATGTAACAGTGTTTCTAATATCGAAGTCATCAACCACAAATACTTTAGCATCAATGCCTTTTTCTTTAATGAAAGCACTTAGCCTTTTATCATAATCTTTAAAAGCAGCAAATTCAGGATTGTGGGAATTCTCATTATACATTCCATTGTATTTTACAACCTGGCTACCTGGGATGATAACAACGATATCTTTTATACCAGAATCAAACATTGAGCTTAAGGTAAGAAATGCACCATGGTGCTGAGCAATTACAAAGGTTTTCATTTCTGTTCAGCCTCCTTAATTGCCTTTAGCTCTTGGTCAATAACCTCGTCACCTTCTTCGCCTGGTTTCTTAGATAGTTGAATGTGCTTATGCTTCTTCATATTATCAAAGAACCTTTGTACAGCTTCTTCTTTATTTTCATGGTGGACAGATATCAAGCCAGACTCTGGGTAGGACATTAGAGCAGCAAACTTATTAACAAGCTTATCCTTAACACCGCATCTGTCCAGAGACATATACACGGCTTCAAATGTTTTACCAACCTTTGCCTCTTTATTATCAATAAGGCCAATACCCTTACCCAAGATTACAGCAGCACACCCAGTTTCAGATGATAGAGTGAAGTTAACCTTCTTACATCTCTTCATAATTGGATACATTGAGGCATCGTTCTTTACAACTCTACCTTTGTATTTGTTCTCTAGCATCGTCTGCCAAACTTTGGCTGTAATAGGATGCAGCTTAATCCAGGCGCCACTTTCGAATAGTTGGTCAACCTTTTTAAAGTCTACTGCATCTTTAGTAATTAAGTTAGTACCTGGGAGGAGCACTAATTCATTTACATCACCATACTCTAGATCCAAATCTTCATCTAGTAAGTATTTGTCTGTTAGGTTAGTTCTCAGAGCTTCTACGATTCTATGACCTTCTGGTGTTGCACCCTTTCTGATGCAATCGATCATGTTCTGGGTTGCAATCTGAGTGTTGCATGGAGCAAGGTATAGAATCTGGGTTAGTAGATCTGTGAACTTGTACCCAGCAATTGTGCCTCTTGGACTACCATAATTGATATCATATTCAATCTTGGATCCATTTGGATTCTTAGGAATAAACTTAGCAATCT